GTCCCGCGACGGCCCAGGATTTCGGCGAGTCCTACGTGACTGGCTCGTATCGTGCGCCCATGGTACAGCAGTACGGGGGTGCCGGCTTCCGTCATGCGGATATGACGACCTATACAACCTCTGATACGGATGCGCCCGAGAATGACTATGGCCGCTCGGGCTACGAGGTGCGCCCGAATGAGCGTAATGCGACGAGCGAGCGGACAATGGGACTCAACATGGTCCCGGCAGAGGCGGGAGCACTGACGGTCCACTATGATGACCCGAACAGACCTACCAGACGTCAGGAGACGGTGGGGAATATGCGGCAGACGGGTACACCGGTGGGCTATGCGCAGGGTGCGCCGGCCATTACAGTGTGGGATCCCAATGACGTGGCGCGCACGACGGTGCGTGAGGGTACGATCAACTGGAACTGGCTGGGTCAGGCCGCGCCGGCGGCGGATGGTGCGACCCGCCTCAAGGTCTATGACCCTGAGGACATTGCGCGCCCGACACAGAAGTCCCAGCTCACGAACAAGTCCGAGTATTATGGTCCGTCCAACTCGGTCAACAAGGATTTTACCAGTCACGATGCTGCCTACAATATGCGCCTCAACCCGAGCAAGCAGGAGATTGCGCTGGGGCGTGATCCCATGCACGGGAATGGCGGGGCTCTGGCAGTCTTTGATGGCAACATCAATCAGACGGCCAAGAAGATCGACGCGGATATTGTAAATGACAGGGCGAATGCCGTGAATCGCGTGGTGGGGATAACTACGGGCGTGGGCGATATCGGCCAGGTGCGTCCCCGCGTGCCTCTGAAGCTGGATGTCAGCCTACAGAGAAATACACAGGACATGGTGCGCGCGGTGAACTCGAATCCGCTCATGGCCTCGCAGAATCTGGCATACAATGCGGAGCACGATGAGAAGCTTCTCCAGGAAATGCTCGCGACTATGTAGGAATGGGGATTGTTTTAGGAAAGCCCGAAAACTACAAGAGGGGGGTTACTGCTTCCGCTGTGCGGCGCATTGCGAATGAAGAATATAGCGCATTGAAAAAGCGCAATACTAGGCGCAATAGCCCTAATACTCGGCGCAAAGAGCCTAAGGAAGATCCTGAAGAGATCCCAGAAGAGGTTCAGGAGGCTATGCGCGAGATGGGATTAGATCCTGAGGATCCCAACGATTTACAAGAGTTTATGGAAAAGATCCAGGCGGGTGGCAAACGGAAAAGACGTCCCCGTCGTCATTAAATGCTAGGTACCTAGTAGAATGAGCGCGTCAGGGAGAAACCCCCCACATATAGAGCAGTTTATTGATCAGAGAAGAGAACATTATGCGAGCTCTCCTCTTCCCGCAGCAGCAATAGGGCAACTCATTGAACTAGAACGGCACGCACTTGAAACTCTGGAAACGCTTGAGCAAGTCAATGGAGTTATTGCGCAACTCTATCTACACGAGATGATTCCTGAAGCAAGGGCTACATGGGCCGTGGGCGAGCTTGAAGGGTTCGGGGTTCCAGACCTTATACGAGTGGAATCCTCTGCGACAAACCATGATTGCCTCATTCATTCCTTTCTTACGGCGACGTGTGACAACTTCCGTATGTTGCCGCAGAAACAGAAGGATGTTTTTGCGAACCATTTTCGGCGGGTGGCCCTACCAGCTCTTCCCATGATCCGATGTTTCGTCGCAAATGATCGCGTTAGAGAGATAAATGATCGAGAGAGAAGCCCAACACATGGGGAAGAACGTCAAAGGGCTGAGATGATGATGGAGCGTATTCTCGCACCTCGGGGATTTCTTCATGAGACGGAGCTTCATTTATTGGCAGCGCAGTTCCGGGTAAATATTCTGGCGGCGACTGGTGAAACGCATCTTTTTCAGCCGATCACACGCGATGCCCTCCAGGTTCTCTACGGAGATACACGGTGTATGCAGGGGCTTCCAGCCTTTAGAAGAACTGTGTGTATTTATACGAGCGGTGGGCATTTCGAATCTGTGCGAAATGCGGGGGGGTATGACTTTACCGCAGAAGAGCTCGAGCTGTTTCCTGAAATCTCTCAGGCGGCCTATAATGCGAGGGCACCAAAAAGGGCGGAAGCATCTGCGAAACGGGCTAAACAGTGGGCGTGCTCTGCATGCACATTCTTGAATCCCAATACGGCGGAAATCTGTGAGCAGTGCGGCACAGCGAAGCCTAGCAAGGCAGTAGGCCCGAATGCTAATCTGGCCAGGGCCCTCGCAAACTCTTTAAAGAAGGCAGAAGGAGGTACCAACTCGGCAGCTCTAAAGGCCGTTTACGCGAAAATGGCAGCAGGACATAATCTTGATGCGGAGGAAGTAAAGCTTCTGGAACGCGCCGCCCCCCCAGTAGCCTCAAAGGCCAAGGCAGCGCAGGCCGAGTTGAATGCTATTGTGGCCAAGGGCAACCCGAGTGAGGCAAATGTCGAAAGAATAGCTGTACTTCTTGCGCAGATCGGTGGCAGACGTACACGGCGGCGAAGACGCACCTAAACTCTCTCGGAACATTCTCCATAGGAATGTCCGGGGCAAAACAAACCTGGAAAGGTGCTCTGCTGATTAGCGGAGAACCTGGCACTGGTAAAACGCGCTGGATCAAGGAAGAGGCGGCGCTGGCGCGGGCCAAGCTCTTTCGCTGGAACGCGCGCACGGATCGCAGTTTGCGCGAGGGGCGCGAGGTGCTCCATCAGCAGGTCCGGTCCAAGGAGCGGCTCTTTGTCTGGCTGGAGGGCGCGGATGATCTGACACAGGAGGCGCAGGCATTCTTACGCCGCATTCTGGAGACTGCCGCACCTAATGTGACGTGCGTTCTGGAGGCGCGTGAACTCTGGAAGTTGTCTCCTCCTATTCTATCACGCTGTACCGTGGTCGCCATGCGCTCTGAGCAGTCCTATAGGACACAGCGGAACACGACGCTTGCTCAGAGTATGGGGGTTATCAGTCCAAGTCGCACAAAGGAACTCCCGGCCTGGAAGGATATTCCGCGCCTTCGGAAAGAGGGTGCTGATCCCTATGAAGTTATCGATCAGATCGTGGCCACGTATGGTCCGGAGAATAGGCTAGTACAGGAATGTATCAGGGCCATCGGGGCCGGCTCGTCGCCCTGGATCCAGCTGAGCCAGTTTCTCCTGAATGCGTCCTAACTCGGTTTCGCAAGTCGAGACCTTCTTCAGATATTTCGGCATGGATATTACTGGCGAAGGGGTCAGCGTCTATGCCGAGGCAAAGGGTGAGTACACGAAGCAGCTGTGTCAGTATATGCTGCCGGCGCTCCAGCAGTATTTCCTTGACATGCTCGAGGACGCCAAGCTAAAGGAGCCGAATGCGAATAAGGTGCTTCTTCAGTTCCAGAAGTTGCTGGAGGATGTGCCCGAGTGGAATATTGACAAGGTTCAGCGCGAGACAACGGCCCTTGGAAAGGCGACCAACTGTGACTATCTGGAGGAGCTTCTGACGGCCGTATTTATCGCGCACACGAAGGTTCTCTCGGCCATTCGCCTCACTACACGCCAGAAGAAGCTCCAGATTACCATTCCTCGGCTGGATCATTTCCTCCACAGGACCTTTACGGAGTGCTCGCGCCTCATTTGGTCCAATACGTATCTGTTCTCGCCGAGCGCACCATCTATTGAGCGCCAGAAGAACCTCCGTCTCATTGAGACTATTCTTCATGATGGGATCCAGCAGGCAATCCGGGGGATGTTGCCGGTGAAGAACATTCTTCGCGAATATCTGCGGGATGATGCGGATGAGGAGGAGGAGGCGGAGGAGGCGGAGGCCGAGGCCGAGAAGGAAGAAAAGGCCGAGGAGAAGGCCGAGGAGAAGGCCGAGGAGAAGGCCGAAGAGGAGGCCGAGGAGGTTAAGCTTGAGGCATCTAAGAAGTTTGAGAAGTCCGAGGAAGCTGAGAAGCCCGAGGAGGTTAAGCTTGAGGCGCCTAAGAAGTCTGAGAAGCCCGAGGAGGCTGAGAAGGCCGAGGAGGCAGAGGAGAAACCCGAGCGGGGTTCAACTCCCGTATTTACCGGCCTCGACTCCGCAATAGAGGAGGTCCCGTTCAAGGAGTTCGAGACCGAGAAGGTCTTTGAGGAGGAGATTAAGATAATGGAGGGTGCCCCGGAGGCCATGGACGGATTCGAGGAGCTCGGCAGCGGGGATATCCTAAGCATGGAGTTTGAAGAACTGGCCTAATGCGTCCGGCAATGCGTCTTTTATTCCTGTCGAGCGGCCAGAATGTCGCAAACCCCCCTAGTCACTGGAATAGTCCTCGGTGGTGTTGTGATTTCTGCGATCGGCGCCGCGAGCAGCCAGTTTATTGAGGAAAAGGCCCCCACTGTTAAGACCCTCAGCCGCGATTTCATTATTGGTGCGGTAATGGTCGCGATGATTATGCAGCTTCTCCCCGAGTCCTCTACGAGTGTCATTCAGTTCGTGCTGAGTCTGGCCCCCCTATCACTGTTTGCTCAGAGCAGTAAAGTGGTAGAGGCTATTACAGAGGTCGTCGCAGCGCCCGCGGCCGCCGAAGAGGAGGAAGTCCGTGTGGGCGTTCCGAAGTTCTAGGCGAAGAGCGACCACTTCTTAACATCACCAACTTCTGACGGATTCACTTGGAATCGGTCAAAAGCGGGCTTTGAGAACTGTTTCGAGGGAACGGCCCCGTGAACGTGTTCCGCGATATGGATATAGAGGTCAAACCCGGGAAAGCGCTCCTCACCCCCCGCCTCGATTAAGATATTGCGCCCCTCGTCATCGATCATCCATGACCATATACAGTTACAGAGGGACGAGACTGTCTCGCGCATCTCGAGACCCTCCTCGGAGCTCATGAGGTCCCCTCCTTCCTTCTCAGCAGGCCTATCGGGAAACAGGGCTTCAAAGAGGCTGACGGCCAGACGCGACAGATCAAAGGAGGGGTTCGGCGGCACCTCCTTCTTCGGCCTCGGATGCAGAGGCTTGAAGGAATACTGTCCATCGGCATCATTCTTCTCCCGGAAATCATCACTGATAAACTGGATGCCATTAATGGAAAAGATGGCGCGGCCGAAATCAATGACGCGAAAGAGTTTGCCGAAGGTGGGGACCTTGAAGGTGGCCCCCGAGTTCAGCGTATAGTACAAGAACTCCTCCGTCGTGGGCGTCCATACAATATTATTCGTATGGAGGTCATTGTGGGTGAGGCCAATAAAGGCCTGGGCGACAGACATGGCCGCAACGACCTGAAAGATCCAGGCCGACCACCGAAGTTCCCACTCGGGGGTTCCATGGGTTGCGCCCACCTGTTCGTGATCATCAAAGAGAGCGTCCATGGTCCCGCTATTCTTCTCCACCGCGATTAACATTACGGGAAAGTCGGACAGCTCCGCATACACCTTGAGCTTGCCCTCACACTCATCCATCTCAGACTTCTCCTCGGACTCCTTGGCGAAGGATAACTCGGACATTCCCCCCGAATGAAGGGATTCCAGCTCTACATTGCCCACGGCCTCCGTGATGACAACCTCCTCGTCGCCCTCCTCTTCCTCCTCAGAATCAGAATACAGCTCGGAGGGCGGCGGCTCCTTCTGGAAGTCGTCGAGGACCTCGGGGCTGATGGGGGCGGACGGATCCGCCATATTCATCACGTGAATCTTGAAGTAGTTATTGTTGCGCCCATTCCAGAACCAGCGGGAGTTCCTATAACTGCCAAAGTCCTCCGTGAGATTATAGCGATAGATCTCGGCCCGCGCGCAGAATGCCCCATAGAACTCATTAAAATGCGGAGAGACACCGGCATCGCGCATGCGGCCGAGCGCATAGGCGGCGATCGTCTCGACATAGGCCTGATTCCACGAATCCTGCAGCTTTGTCCAGGCGGATGCCCATGTCCTATTGAGCCACGGCAGGCCATTGTGCTTCGGGAGGCTGTATTTTCCCTTCATCCAACGCACGGGATCAAGAAGATGGGTAACCTTTAAGAATGCGGGCTGGTGGATTGGCTCCGCCGCCCCCGAAGCATCCTGATTGGGCACAAGGCTGAGGGAGCAGGGGCCGGATGTCCCCGATATGTCGAGCCCTGTTATCCTCCACTTTGTATCAAGCCAGACCCTATCCATCTGCTGCGGCGTGAGTTCATGGAGCTTGGACATTGCGGGGAAAAATGTCTGGAGGGAGTTGAACCCCTTCACCTGGGAGAGTTCTTTGGACAGGGGCGCTATCCGGAACTGAGGTAATGGGAGATGAATACCCCGGAGATTTGATTCCATTCTTACATGGTTTAAGACAGTTTAGCTTGCGCTGTAACGCACTGGAAAAAATCCTGGGATAAGCAGTTGAACAATGTCTTCCGCTGTAAATGTATCATTGAAGAAGTTCGATATGCGAAAAATCCCCCAGGATGCTGTTGTAATCTTTATTGGGCGCCGCCGCACGGGAAAATCCACCCTGGTGCGCGACCTCCTCTTTCACCATCAGGATATGCCCCTCGGAACGGTGATTAGCGGCACGGAGGAGTCGAACTCCTTCTACGGAAAGATGATTCCGCCGCTGTTTATTCACGGCGAGTTTTCGCCTATGATTCTGGCCAACTTTGTGAAGCGGCAAAAGATGATCATGGCCCGTATTCAGCGGGAGCAGAATGGCGGGACCGGCGTAAGATCCCGCCTGGACCCAAGATCCTTTATGATTCTCGACGACTGTATGTACGACGACTCCTGGACCCACGACAAGAACATTCGCTATCTTTTCATGAACGGTCGTTGGCTGAAGGTGTTCTTCATCATTACTATGCAGTATCCGCTGGGTATTCAACCCGCACTCCGAACCAATGTGGACTTTGTCTTTATTCTGCGCGAGCCGTATGCGACCAACAGAAAGCGCATCTTTGACAACTACGCAAGTGCCTTCCCCAGCTTCGAGTTCTTCTGTCAGATCATGGATCAGTGTACACAGAACTATGAGTGCCTGGTGGTGGACAATACGAGCCAGTCGGCGAAGCTGGAGGACTGTATCTTCTGGTATAAGGCCGATATTCACAATGATTTCCGCATCGGGGCGGCCGAGTTCTGGCAGCACTCGGCAAACTACTATCGCGATAAGGAGGAAGAGGATCAGAACGCCTATGACCCGATGAATGCGCGCAAGCTGAAGGGGCCGACGATCGCCGTGCAGAAAAAGAACTAATACGGTAGATGAAGGTTGACATACAACACGTATGGCTAATAGGGATCCTGGCCTTTCTGCTCCTGGTCGCAGACCGCCTGTATCGTATCAACCCCTATTTAGCCGCGGAGGGATTCAGGGTCTATGGTGAGCCCCAACGGTGTGGTCTGGATCTCGAGCCATGCCCATTCCCGAAACGCTGCATGAATGGTTTCTGTTATGCCTCCGATATCCCCCAGATGTATGACAGAAACCCTCTTCCGGTGCGTCCCTGATTTTCCGATCCTACTGTAGAATGA